AACAGGAGACTGATAGTTAGGACCAAGTTTCTCTTGCTTTCTTATTAATCTTATTTTGAGTGGATCAATATATCTAATCTCTTGAAGACCATCTTGTGGTTTCTTTAAGTCAATTACTTTATGGTAGTATACTCTTCCATCAATATACCAGGTACGAAAAATCTCATGAGCCTTCTTATCGAAGTTCATGAGTTGCTTGATGTATTTAAATTCTGATCTTATAATATCCTTTAACTTATCTGATGCAGGTAGATTTGATAACTCAATATCTACAGGAGAATCATTAAGGTCGGAAACAATTGCTTCATTTACAATATCTTCAATAGCACTATCACACTCTGGGTGTAAGCACATTTCACGATATCTACGAACCAAATCTTGTTCGTTTTTGTAAACTCCCTCAATATCTACGTATTGTCCGTAGAAACCACTGGAGATATAAAAATCTGATTTATCTTCGTCGTTAGCTGGTACTGGGGAAATGACATTTTTGTTTTTGTCGCTTCCACCAGCACTTGGTAACTTAAAGCCAAAGAGCTTTGCCATTGTATAATTCTTTTACTGCTATTATAGCATTATTTATCCAATTTGTAACTATCCCTATTGAGAAGAACTATTCTTCTCTTCCAGTACCGATAATTGTATCTCCATTTGAATTCTCAATATCATACCATTGATACTGGAAAGTTACGCTGAACTCTTCAAATGTATCTGTAGTATCATAACTTAAATCAATTGATGACACCTCAGATGGCCATGCATCCATAAACTGATATGATGCATGTATTGGATGATTTTGAATAGTAGTTGGAGTTGATGTATCTCCTAATGCTGCTCTTCCCAATTGAAGAACTCTCATATTTCTCATATATTCACCTGGATTTATAACACCAGCATTATCCTCATGCTTATTGAGGATATTCATCCATCTCTCAAATGCTCTTCTGATTGAAAAATCAGTGTCATTGAGAACTGTAACTGTCCAAGGTTCAAAACTTCTGTCTCCAGCAATTTTGAATTCCCTTCCTCTAAAAGGAATAGGAATTGTATTTACATTGGAGGCTGGTAATTGTGCAGCCTTGATCATAAATCTCATCTTATCATCAACACCTTCTTCTCCAGATTTTGGACCTTCTGGTATGTTAATGATACATTCAAATAGATTTGGTCTAGCACCCCCACCAACAAACTTACCTTTGAAGAAATCAATGGTCCTTTGATTGACTGGAATGTTATTTTTTGAAGTAGTTGCCATTTTTAGTAAACCTCTTTTTTAATTAAACATTACCAATGACTTCTTCAAAACTAATTCCAGTGCGAGTAGCAACGAATGTTAGTCCGATGAAGTTAATTGATCTAGATGGTTTCACAAAAATGTCAGCCTTAAATTGATTAGAATCAATGATATCAGGAGTGTTATTTGTATTGTCGCAAATAACTCTAAAATCGGTAATTCCTCTCTTAGACTTAATATCACGAAGATAAGGTTCAACAATGTTTACGAAGTTTGTTCTTGTAATGTCATCGTTAAATTCAAATAGTTGTGAATTTGCTGCTCTTTCAATTGTTGCTTCAATTGTAAGGAACAGACGACGAACATTGATTCGATCAAATGCAGACTGGTAACCAAGTCCAGTTCTATCACCGAAGAGTACAATTCCAGCACCAGGAGCAACTACTACTGGGTTAATTCTCTTAGGATAAATTTGATCTCTTTGTGCTTGAGATGGATTGTATGCCAACTTAATAGCACTATTAATAGAACCTCTAGCAGTTCCTGCTGGTGAGAACCATGAGAACTGATTGATTGAAGTTCTTGCCATCAATCCAGCAGTATCTGAGTTTAATGCAAGATAAACAAATTGATTGTTCCATCTATCATAAACATACTTGTATCCAGAGTCGAATACGGCATATGATGATGAAGATACTGGAGAATAGAAATCTATAACATTAGATGTCTGAGTATCAGAATCTGCTACATCAACAACATCTCCTCTATGTGGGGAAATACATGCAATACAATCTTTTCTCACTTCAGCAATAGCAATCAATTCTTTTGCTTTTGCTTGTGATTCAGCTCTTGTGGCACCGCCAGATGGACCTTGAATCAAGAAGTTAATATCATACTCTGTCTTATTCTTGAACTTTCTGTATCCAGTAATAACATCGCCTAAAGTGCAACCATATCCACCAGTAGCAGAATAGTTTTCACCACCAGTAAGTTGATATGTTTTATTACCTAATCCTGCAAAGGTAACTCCCTGTGCATTTGAATTCCAGTTTCCTACTCCTTTTGGAGACCATGTATAACCACCAGCAATAGCAGTTATTCCAGCACTAACACCAGCACCAACATGTCCACCATAGACATATTCTGATCTTTGTGCAAGAGTGTCTTTCCAATAGATCACTTGTGATGGAGAAACTTTAGCATCTTTTGCTTTGGATAAACCAGTAAATTTCTCTAGAATGTTACCAGGAACTCCTGTAACATCTCCAGTGTCATCAACAACAACGACGTGGAATTCATCGTTACCTCCATTTCTTTGTGAAGCATACTCTGATGTTCCTGGAGGAGTTACTATTGACTTCCAGTAGACTGTACTATTGTCAGTACCACCATCAGCAACACTCGTCAACATCTTCTGACCAGCAAACCAATCTGCTTGAGTTGAAGTTGTATGAGTAGAATCTACAACACCATCTGTACCTACAGTATGGATTGTGAATGCATTTGTTGTTGTGTCTGTACTTGCAGTACTTGTTCTAGTGAAGGTATATGCAGTTGTACCTATACCAGTGATTGCTTTGTCAACAAAAATTGTACTAGCAGCAATAGCAATAACTGTTGTTCCAGTAGAAACTACAGAAGTTGCAGTATTTGCAGCAGTAACGATATCTCCAAGTGCAATACTTGTTGTAACAATTCCACTTATTGAAGCATCAACTGCCTCATTAATTGTACCGTTAACTGTAGCAATTCCAGTGCTAGTTGTTGTTGTCTCTGTAGTGGTAGTTGAAGTTGCATTAACAAATGCAGTATCTCCTCCTTGAGCATAAGCAGCTGGACTTGAAACTCCAGCAGCAGTTACTTGATCTACAACTTTAACATAAACTTCACCAACACCAACACCAGTGATTATTCCTCTTAAGAATCCTCCACTGTGAGTAGCAGTTGAACCTGCACCAGAATAATCTCTACCTGCTAATGTTTGAGTTACAGCAGCACCAACAACAATTGAAGATGTTGTTAAACCACTAATTGTTTGGTCTGCAAATGAATCAATAACACAAACTTTTAAATTATTTGCCCATCTACCTGGATCCTTTGCTGCATAATACCAGCTAGAATCTGTTTGATGATTGTTTATAAAATCCTCATAGGATTCTATTTTCGTAGTAGCAGTACCAGAAGTACCTGCATTTGCATTGTTTAAATTAGAATTATCTGTCCTAACTACTTGTAATACTCCCCCATAAGAAAGATAGTTAGATGCACTCATCCAGTATTCATACTGTGAGTCTGATGATTGTGGCTTTCCAAAAGTAGCAAGTAAATCTTGCTCGGTTTCGATTAGCACAGGAGTATTGACTGGACCTTTTTCAAATGGGCCAGCAAATGCACCAACCTGTTCACTGATACCATCAATCCTACCTTGTGTTAAATCGACTTCCCTTACTTTAACGCCAGGTGAAACTAAGTTTAGCGTCATCTTTTTCCCTCTAAAGGCATTGATTATCTAAATTTATTTATAAATTAGATACTCTTACATGCACTTTTACATGTACTCCCACATGAATGACCTATCTCCATACTCATCAGCATACCACCTGTCTCCCTCTGGGTCTACGAATGATGCCTCTTCAGTTACACCATCAGACATGAATCCAAATGGTGCCATATCCTGTTCAATTTGATCTCTTTGATCTTCATATAATTTCTTTCTTACATCTTGATCAGTAAGTTCTTTAAAGTAATCTTGCTGAACTAACCATGCATAGATTACCATACACATAGCAAGGTCATCATTACATCCATCCTCTGCTTCAAATGAATTGCTCTTGGATATAAAGGTAGTTAATTCTGATATTATATCTAAATCTTTGAATAGTACTTTATCTGCTTCTACTACTTGCTTTAAATTTAATGATCCAATCTTCTTTACAGTCTTGGACATCTTTACACCCAACTGTGTCTTATTACCAGAGAATCCTTGACCTACTATCTGACCTGCTCTACCTCTCATAGAACACATAAGAAGATTCATATACTCTAAATCAAAGTTTAGAATAGCAGCAACCTGATCTCCTACATCATTTACCTCACACAATACAAAAGCATTATTATAACCTCTTACTGTTTCGTATATTACATTCGGAAACAACATTGGTTTTATTGTATTATTCCTATACTTTGCAACTACTTGATGTGGAAATTCAGTAATATCAATTACCACAAAGGCAGAGTAATCTTCACCAACACCCCTTGCCACATCAACCGTACATAAGTAATCATGGTTTTCTTCTGGTGCTGCATATATGTCTAGACCACTATTTGATGTCAATGGTTTCTCATATACTAATGCTCGAAGTTTTGCTGGATTTATAAGAGTATCAACAGATCCTAAGAATTCACATTCAAACTCAACTTTAAACTGTTGTTCTGATGTGTTCTTAATTGTCTGTTCTCTCCATGCAGCATCTCTATTGGGAACTTCAGACCAATGAACAGCAGTCGGTACATAATCACTCTCACCATTCTCTGCATCATGCCACATTCGGTAGAAATGATTCATACCTTTAGGAGTGGATACAATTATAATTTTAGTAGATTGTCCAGATGAAATAGTAGGATATACAGAACTGAAGAAATCATCTGCAATATGATTTGGTACGAAAGCAAATTCGTCTAAGAATATAATGTTAAAGGTCATACCTCGAACAGCAGCAGCAGATGTAGATGCTGCCATAATCTTAGAACCATTCTCTAGTTCCAAACTACCTTTGTTCCAAGTTAGAATACCTTGCTGCATCCATTTGGGAAGGTTCTCATATGCAATCTGCAATCTACCAAGTAGATCTCGTGCAGTTGCTGCCTTGTTAGCAAGAATACCGATATTTACATTATCATTAAATATTGCATAGTGTAACAAATATGATACCGATGTAGTAGACTTACCAGTCTGTCGAGGCATCATACAGATATTAAATCTATTTTCGTGGAATCTATTAATTAACTTCTCTTGGAAAGGCCACATGTCGAAACCGACAAGACCCTCATCAACGTTTACAATTTTGATATAAGTTCTAGCAAAATATACAGGATCGTCTTTACATTTAATAAATTCACTAATTTGTTCAGCAGTAAACTCCAAAGGCGTATTTGCCTTTTTTAAATTGGGATTACCAAGATATATGTTATCAGACATAATAATTAATAGGTTGTACTACTACCTTCTCCTGAAAATAATAATGGTTTAGTTGGATCTCTTCTAGTTGGATTATAAGTTATAAGTTTTGAATTTGGATATACTTTTCTTATTGCTGCCAAAACTTCTGGTCTTGTTGGTCTAGCAAACACATTTGGGAAAAACATTTGTGTGAATATGGTTTGCCCTCTCCAATTTAAAACTATACCATAAGTTGAACCTCTCTCTTGAACACGAAGATATGCTTCTGAAATTGATGATCTAAACTGTCTGTAATTTTTCATTTATCCATCCCCTTCTTTAGTAGTTTTTGTAATTCTGCAGTAGAACCAACAAACAATGCATTGTTAACAGTAGATGGTCCTTTCTTTTCTTCTGCGTTTAGATTTTTCATTTTTAATTGCAAATCAATTAATTTATCAGTTGTGTCAGCAACATTCTTAATCAATTGACTAACAACTTCAAATGCTCGTGGTTGTTGACCATCTTCGGCAACTTCCATAATACGATCAAGTGCTTCCTGACCCTTTTCAATTAATGAATAAAGATTACCTCTTGTATACTCATAATCAAGAGTGTGGTTGTCTTTACCTTTCTCAAGTTTCTTTAGTTGATCTTTTCCACGCTTAAGGGTATCCTCAGCCTCTTTAACAACTTCAATGTCTAAAGCATTGTCTATGGCATCAAATTTACTCATACATCAGCTCCTTTTGTAGGACTCCAAACTCTACCATCAGCAAAGTCATATCTTTGCTCACTGAACCCAAAGTCATCTCCAAGTTCAACTGCAGCATTATCTGCAGCATTAACAACATGTACAGGACTTGCTTGTACATGTGCTGCTTTAGCAGTTCCATCAACTCCTCTAGTCACAGTTAATGTGGTTCCACTAATAGACTTGATGTAAATTAATTCCTCATCAATATCTATATAACTATTTTCTACAAGTGCAGTAGCATCAGCAACA